TTAAGCAAACGCCTGCTCTGCAAGCCTCTCATCCTCATCGTTGAATAAAGGATTGTATTGCCAGTAACCTTCGCGGTGGTTTCTCCAACGAAAAGGCACGATGTAGACCACCTTAGCTTCTGTTGGAACATCCACCTCAAGCTCTTCTAAAGCCCAGTCATCATTGCTGATTTCATCCGATGTTGGCGAATCTTCAGTCAGAGTCGCTGGTCCTAAGTCTTCTGACATAAAGCTTAAGAGGGTGACCTCTCCTTCTCCTAGATCTTCAGACCATACAGGAATTGTCCCGCCATCAGGAACGATCGAGTCGAAATCATACTCAATCCTTCTCATCTCAAGCTCGATAAACCTTCCCACCAATCCGGCAGACCCTAAAATATCAATCTTAAGTAATGAAGCAAAGCCCCCGTCCTCTCCATTATTCCAAGCCATTGCAGGCCTCGAGAATACATTAAAGAAATCATCGCCGAATTCAGATTGATTAACTGCTGGAGCAATTTGTGCGACTGCGATATCATCAATAAGATCTGTGTAATCCCATGTCGATTGACCAAAATTAGAATCCAGTTCCCCGGCTGAACCTGAAGGTGTTCCGTCGCCTCTGAATACTCCAGAAAAAGAATCGGTGAAAGCTGTCGTTTCCGTTCGCTCTTCACTTAGGGAGCAAGATCCACCAGCGGGCGCGCTATAAGCTCTCGAGGTAAACTGTCCCGTTCCATCATCAACTAGGGATAGTATCCCAGTCCAACTAGCAGAATCATCTATCGCTCCTTCGCTTTGAGATAAAGACACCTCTGCCGCTCTATTACTTTCGAAGGTGACGGCCCCAACTGGAGGGCACGGGCTCGATAGATTGCCGTCATCCGTCCTCGTGGTGGTTGTAGACTCAGAGCCAGATCCGGAATGAGAGTCTACGGTGTAAGTGTTTTCGAGATCTCCAAAGATGTAATCGTTATCAGCACTTAACGACATCTCCATCGTTGCAGAAAAGGAGAATTCCGTCGTATTACTGCGAAATTGAGATGTTCTATTTTCCAATCTGGTTCTTGATACATTGACTATCTTATAATGATCGTCACCGACTTTAAAGCCGCCTTTTTCTATCGTTCCACCTTTAGTTCTTCGAGACAGATCAATGCTTATTCTAGGAATCTTACAGCACGACAAAGACATTTACCCAAATCTTTCTATTGTAAATCCACCGAATACACAGAACTGCACGCGCGCATTTCCGCAACCAAACACCTCTAATAGATCTCCTGTGATCTTCCCTAAAGCCAGATAAGCGTTACCGTTAGGGCTACTCTTTGTCGGAATGTCATGATCTGGAAGATCTGATCCCACTTCAATCACTGGCATTGAAGGAATATTTCCTCCGTTTCTTAGAATCTCATCTGTCACTTGAGCCTCCCAAGGAATCCTTAAATAGATCGTGTCTCCATCAGCAGCCATGACTGTCTGCTCGTCGATGATGAATGTAGAGAAACCATCTGAAACGGTCGCTGTGGCAACTGTAGCGCCATCTTCTGCTTTCCTTAAACCTAAAGGGCAAACAACCGACACCTGAGGAGGCCTATAGAGACTGTCTACTTGCGGTGTTTCGTATGTACCGGCAGTTAGATCACCACCTACTGAACTGTCACCGATCGAAGAATTAGAGGCAATAGGGTTCCGTGACTGAAGCCTTTGCAATTCCAAAATATCTTGAGGAGCAAGACTCTGTGCTGGCCCTAACGATATCGAAGTCTGACCTGTAAGAAGATTGTAAGATACACTCTGTATTTGAGCATTCATCGAAGTCCACTCCGGCTTTCCTCCTGAGATGTTTAGAACGCGCCCCATAAAATTCATATGAGGCACTTCTTGATCCTTCAACGTGATACTTCCCTCATACTGGAGCGTGTTAAGCTTTGATAGATAATGAGCCGCCACACCTACAGGAAGCTCTTCCCCTTCCGTGCTATCAGTCGTTCTTGTCTTGTTCTGAGATTGTTCAGTAACGGCGTTAAGCCTAAGCTCTATAAGGGCTTCAGGCTCCCCTGCAGCACCTCTTAAGTCAAAGAATCTACGAGTCTCCTCTTGTAATTCTGAGAACGACTCAGTGGCGCCCGTGTATCTAACTCTCCCCTTGTAATAAACACTTCGCACTGGGACTTCAAACCAGCCGTCTAGTTGGCCTGAGAGGAATTCGTATTCAAAGTCGCCGATATCAGCCTCTCTAAAGTCTCGCTCTTCATTAGTCAAAGGATCGTCAGGATCAGGCTCATTATCTTGGACAAATTTGAAGTCCTCCATGACGAATTCTAAGTCTTCAACATTATCGATCTCCTCTAGCTGCGGACGATGCCGCTTATACCAATTACGACCTCCTGAGCTGTTCTCGCTAAGACTGCCAACACCAGGAATGATAGTAGAACGCAAGCTTTGTGTCTGAGTCGTTATTGAATCCCCCTGTAAGTCCAAAGAGACATTCAAAACGTTTATCGCTGACCTATCACTTGAGCCTGCGCTGTCCGTTTCAACCTCTCTGAACTGGGCTCCATTATCGGAGCTCGTAATAATGTAGTCGATGTGGACTCCTGCAACTAGAAGATCCTTCCTAGGAAGAAGTCTAACGTCTGAAATTGGAGGAAACCCAAAAATGTAAGACACGGAAGAAGCTGCTGATCTACTGATAAAACTAAGAGTAGGCGGGCTCGTAGCATAGTTCATGCTAGTAATCACGTCTGGATGGAAGCGCAACTGAGCTCTTAGTAAGCTTCCTACTGTCTGGTCACGGTACTCGGTAACCCAGACAGAGATGTCAGTAGAAGGAAGAGATCCTAGCTGAATGCTTGCGCCATTGCTGACGGCATAGTTAATGAGATCCTGGATTGTCTGATTAACGGAAATCTTAGTGCCTTCTCCATCTTCGCCTAAAACAATGAGGCTAGATTGTGCTGTTTCCACAATTGGATTATCATCTTCATCTAGAAGAGTCGGGTCTCCCGTTCGCCATGTGGACAGGTAGCTCATCCGCTCCAAGTCAAACCAAACACTCGAAAGCGTCACTTCGATAGACTCGCTTTGATCCCCTCCATTGAGGTCAACAAATGACACCCTTCCTTCGAACCATCTAGAATTATTTCGGTAAATAGTCACTTGATCCAAGTAATCAAATGAAGGGCTCCCATCAATCAACTGACTTACAGTTAGAAGCACCTCATCCTCTTGCTGAGTGGTCTGTGTAGCAGATGCGACTTGAACGCCCCAAGCTTCCGCCGATTGACGAAAGCCGTTTAATTCTATCTCCCAGAATTCCATTAGGTTCTAGCGTTCTTGATTTGGGAATATAAGATTTTAATGTCTCGACTCTGCTTCTCTAAGGTCGCCCTAAGCCTGATGACTTCACCTTTACGAGCTTCATCTAATACTTTGAATGTTTGCCCAAAACGGTTCACCTCGTTCACTACAGCACGCAATTCTCTAACTGTAGATCCGTCTTCAAGCTTCTGCAAAGAGGCTCTTAAGCCTGCACTTAATTGATCAAACTGCTTCGCCTCCCCCTGCTTAGACACCTCTGTTTGCAAGGTCCTGAGAACTTGACTCCCCGCAGCAATAGCTTCACTATTAACCTTATCCCTTTGGCTCTGGATTCTATCTATCTCAGCCTGCTGTTCTTCTTCAACACGCTTGGCTTCATTAACCTTATCCTCTTCTTCTTTATCGCGAAGACCACCAATCCGCTGGTCTGAAATGAACTGGTTAGCCCTCTGGTTATTAGAAAAGACTCGTTTAGAGACCGTTTCTTTCAGGTCTAAATCATCATTAGATTCAGATATTTTACTTAGTGCAGCTTCAGCTTCCTTTTTAAGACTGTTCGCCGCTTCAAGGTCCGCTTCAGCCTTCTTATTCTCCGCAGACGCTTTGTTTTCTATAGCTTCAACATCTTTATCAGTAGATTTATTTATCTCTACTAATTTCTCCAATCTTCGGAATAAAGGGTCTAGAATCTCCAATTGTTCGCCAATAAACTTTGACCTTTCCTTCTGCTTCCCCTCTTTTAAACTTTCTTGGTTTTCTTTTGCCACCTCCCTAGACTCTTGAACTCTTTTAAAGAATTCTTCCGGGTTCTCCTGCAACAACTTACTGTTCTTGTTAGACGCAAACGGGTTGCCTGTAAATCCTGCCGCTGTGGTAAAATCAGCACCGGCCTTTTTTTGAATATCCTTAAATAGACCTTCTATAGACTCTTCAGCAGTTTTTCCTTGGTCAGTTCTCGTTTTCTTCCTTTCTTCAATCTCTTTATCACTAACTCTTCTCTCTTCCCCCTCGGCTTGTAGCCTGCGAGCCTCTTTCAGCTTATTAAGTGCATTCAGCTCCCTCTCTCTATTGTCAGCTCTATCTTGAGCAATTCCGGCTAGCTCTAACTCTTGTTTTTTCTGCCCAGAAAGACGCTTAACTCGCTCGATCTCAACAGCCTGCTCAAGCCGTGATAGCTTCTCGTTAGCTTGGATCTCTGCAACCTTTGCCCCCAATGCTGAATCTAGCACGGAGATTTGAGCCTGTAGCTTCTTGTCACTAGCTCTAGCAGACCTTTCAAGCGCGGCTGTTTCATCGTCAAGGGCCTTGATCTCTTCGTTTAGCGAGTCTTTGAAATCGTTTACTGACTTCTCTAGCCTCTCCTTCTCTTCCGCTGCATCAATAGAGGCTTGGGCTGCTTTACGCATTGCATCGGCTTCCGCTTCTATCTTCTTCTGAAGCTTTGACAGACCAGTTCCTAGTGAACCCATCCTTTTACTAAGCGCGAAAATACTGACTGCCAGAATAGACACGACACCAGTCAATCCAGCTGTGCCACCAAGAGACCTGATTATCCCTGGAATGTTATTCAGGACACCGGTAAAGCCGAATTGCAAATCCTCAAAGGCTCGAGATGCCTCTAGGACGGCTAGGCCTGTATTACGTGTGGATTTAGTGACCTTCTTGTTGCCTTGATTGATATCTTCAGACTTTTTAACTAAGTCTTTAGATCTGTTTCCTAAGTCTTCAGTAGTATCAGCTAGAGACATCAACTCCTTCCTCTGATCCTCTGTTATATTGTTCGCCCCATCAATCGCAGCTCTAAGCTTCTTGTTACTATCTGCCAACTCATCGACCGCTTGATCCGCTTCCTGCAAGCCTTTGATGTCAGCCTTCGTTTTTACGTTTATCTGTAAGTCTTTATCGTTCATTTTAGCTAAGTGTTGATTCTCTGGTTATCCTTCCGCACTCCATCTGAAATTGCTTAGATCTTGTACGCCCGTTGGTTGATAGATTCCACGATGAGACAGAGACGTTTTCGCAAATGTAAACGCCATCAGTGCCGCCTGTTTCGGATGGAATAGTAATTCTAAGCCGTCCTTCGTCGTATTCTAAGTCGATCGCATCATCAAAGATGCCCGCGACGTTATCTATACCATTATCTGATAGAATAAGCTTTCCTACCGTTATCGAATTAGACGTATTAGATCGATTAAAATTTCTAATCTGGCTCCATCTCAAGCCAGACTGCGAATCTGTGATGTTCTGGCCGCTTACAGATATCTGCTCAGTAAGAAGGTCGTCTACCTCTACATACGTCTTGAGGAATGTTCCTGTGCCATCAATAAGCTCGATTCTGAATTTTGATCTATATGTTTCCATTCTCCCATAGCTTGAAGTCCTCTTTATAGTAATCTCGCACTAGCTTCTCCTCGCTCTTTGTTAGACTTGGTTTGTCCTTATGGCTGTTGAATTTCTCCAGCTTTAAGCCAGACTCTTGTTCAAAGACTTCTAATTGATCCTCTAATCTGAATGCACGCTCATTACCTGTAACCATGAATCTAGATTGCTTGAAGAAATGAAGGTTCTTTATGCCTTCACCACTGCTCATCTGCTTGAAGATCTCATCTTTAGATAAAAAAGATTCGGTCTCTTTCATTGCTGAAATGAATCTATCGAGAGGATTCCGACACAGTAACAAGACCTCTAATCCTTCAGGATCGTTTATGTGTGGAACTAATCCTTGCGGCTTAAATTTAGTCCTATCGAAGCCTTCTGGATAATGGGCGTTCTCTATGGATTTAGCTGTATCTAAATAGAATTGCGCTATTAGAGCTCGAGCAATCGAAGTAGTTCCAGACTTGTAATTCAGGGCAATACACTTATTGGCTTCAGGAATCGGGAAATATAAATTATGAATCAATGACGACATATCCTTTATTGGTTGCGATCGTTGGGTTATGATTTGCAGCACCTAGAGTCCTCCTTACATCTATGACTGTCCCTGAAGCGCCGTCAGATAAATCTTCATAGAATTGATCTAATGCATCTCCATCTAGTGATGGATTATCCGTTAAGGTAAACGGGCTATATGCAGGATTTGATTCATGAGGAGCAATTATATGACCTACAGCTCTTACGCTTTTAAGATTAGGGCAGTCGCTTAATAGATTCCCCGACTCATTAGCAGTCCCTTCACTTCTTGAATTCTCTTTAAGCTCAAAGCTCGTTAAAGATTCTATATTTGAAATACGGATTGAGCTGAATAATCCGTTAATTCCATAAAAAGTGACTGGACCTTGAATATCTTTAAGTTCAAGAACAGATCCTGAACCGACAACTGATGAGCCTGTAAAGTCTAATGACTTAAGACCTGTTATATTAGTCAATGAAAGCCTTCTAATGCTCGAATCCCTTATAGAGATACGAGAAATTTTTGAATTCCTAACAGTGCAAAATTGACTCCCTCCTGATAAATCTAAAAGAGAATCCCCTAAATCAACTCCTGCAAGGTCAAAAAACTGTCCTTCAGAATTTATTGGGTTCATCTCTATCGAGGTCTTTCCGTCAGTATGGTCAATGCCGGCTGGACTTAAGTCGAATCGAAAGCTCACGACTTCTTCAGCGAGAGACGGCTCACCTGTGTCATCACTCACCCACACTCTAATATTATAAACAGCATTTGCATATATACCGCTAAGATGCTGTGCGACGATATTACCACCCACTATACCTTCCCCTTGATTGATGTAGGAAGCTTCAATAGGTGCTCCACCATTTATCGATAAAAACGCCTTAGTAGAAGGCTCGTTACTCTTAAATAAGATTATCATTCTCCCTACCGTTCCAGGGCTAGGGAGATTTCGTGGAAAAATAAAATTAGCATCAAATACACCCTCTTTATGAAGTGCCTCTGACTCCTTCAAATTGCTAACTATTACGTAATTTGAAGGAGGGTTCCCTCTAGGGATGATGCGGATTGCTCCTTCTGAAACATTTAATGATTCCACTCTAATAATCCTATCAGAAATAGGATCTATAGTTAGCTCATTGAATTCTAACTCATTAGCGACAGATGAAAGCTGCCCACCGTTAGAGGGTGTAGGTATAAATCTAAGACCATCTAGTGGGGGAAGAACGGCGGGAATCTGAGGATCTACGTTTTCTCCGCTTATAGGGATAGTTTGGGGTAAATCAGGCATACCTAAAATTGGTTACGCTGCAATATTTGTCACTACAGCTGTGTTCAGGTCGCTCTGTAAGCGACGGAAGGTGATTGCGTGAGGGTCTGCACCTCTAGCGCTGAAGGTGTAGCTCTCCATGCTCAATTGCACCCACATATCAAAGGCAATGATTTCTTCGTCGCTGTGTGAGTAGAACTGGCCCTTAAGCCATCCTCTAATGCTGCTGCTTCGAGCCCCAGGGATGAATGCTTCACCTTGAACAAGCTTACGGTCCGCTTGAAGGGCAAGCTCCATGTCAATCTCCTGCCATTTCTGGACAGAGGCGACGATCGAAAAGTTAGGGATTAGCTCGATAATCTCATCAAGCTCTAGGTGACCGGGAGAAGGACAGTAAATCTCAATACTCTCACCGAAATTGTTCAGGAATTCACTATCCTGAACACACCCGAATTGCATATAATTCGTCGCCGGGTCGTTGTCTGGCTTAGCGTCCCTGCCCACTGTTACTCCGTCTATTACGTCTCCTTCGCGTGCGAAGAAGAGATTTGATCCGATTGCAAATGCTCTACTCATAATTATATTTCTGTTTTATTTGATTGCGACGATCGAAAGCTTTCCTTCCGACTCTAATTTTTTTGCCATTTCCATCTCAACACCTTCTTGCTTGCGCCCTCTGGCGAATGTATAGCTTGTGCTTCCCATCTCTATCTGGCATTGAGCCTTAAATAAGACTGTTGCTTTTTTGGTTTCTGTTGATTTTTTCTCCTTAGGTTTTGAATTCTCACTCATAGTTTACTTGTTTAAATTTGATCCGAAGCTACATAAGATTTGGTATCCGATAAGATATCCCACTTTAGGGTCGTTTATTGGCGGGAGCTTCCTAATGCTCGAAACGTTTATCTTCGTTAAGCTTGTCCTTGCTGTTAAAGTCTGGTCCTCAAATTTGATCAGATATTTCGAAATGCATTCCGTTAGATCATCAATGAACAGCTCATTATGTGATGAATTGATATCTACAGACATTATAACTGAGATTGACATATTCACCTTTGTGAAATCTGAGCAAATATTGTCGTCTATATCGTGCCCTTCCCATTGAATGATAACTACGCGACCTTTCACCTTCCCCATCTTCTCCTTAATCTGGGTCATCACGCTCATGTTTCGATCAACGATAATGTCGATATCGCAAAGCTCAGGAAGAGCTTTTAAGCCCTCTTGGAGAAGGATTGCTTTTCTGGAAAAGGCGCTCATTAAAAGTCAAGCAGTGGCGCCCCTCCATAGCATCCGGCGAGCGATCCACTTTCACCTGTAGTGTCTTTGTAAGGCTGGACCTTAAAAGAGCCATCCTCAAGGCCATCTAAGGCTATATTAGCCCTTCTGGATTGATTGAGTCTATATTCTGTTATCCCCACATCTAAGGGAGAGCTTGCCAAAAAATGTTCACGTATAAGAACGTAGCAATGGATAGATATCTCGTCTGGGACTGTATTGTCGGGACCTAAGATGTCTAAGCGATGAGCTGATACTTTCCCTCTAACCATTAAAGTGACTTGACGGATAATCTCGCATATTTGATCCACCTTCTCGGTGTCTGCGACTTCTAAATACGTGTCTATTTCGTCCTGCAATAAATGCGGGCGAAGGCCGTCAATATTTAGTTCTATCCAAGCCATAATAAGGTGCCCCTTATTTAAACCGAGGGGCGGCGGCTACCAACTAAGCGGCTACTTACTACGCAAAAAGTCTAAGAGCCTTGAGCTAAAGAGTTGTTGCTCTTTTTTACAGATGGATTTGAATTCTTTTGATTATTACTAGGTTGAGGAGTGCTCTTTTTAGCTTCCTCAACCTGTTTGAATCTCTTCCATACTAACAACTGAGCAGAAGAGACGTTCTTAGGGATTAGAGAGCCCTTTTTAATGGTCTCTCCATCCCATCGAAGATCTACTGTTGCTGAGTAGTCCATTAACTTAAGACGTTAGATAGGTGATAACCACACGCTTCAGAAGCGATGACCTCTTCTACGTCGTGACGCATGCGGTGAATCATGGAGTTTGCATCTTCGTCCTTGTATGAGCTAACAGCGATTTCACCGTTACCTGATCCCGAATAACCGCCCCAAGCGAAGGTGCGACCAAATGTAGGAGCTTCGATATCAATAGCGCTATTAACGTGTGCTATGATTACTGAATCACCCCAAATACGGTCAACTGATACAGCTTGTCCTTCTGCTGCTGAATTGATTACCTGTCCAGCAATCACAATCTTACCAACGTTCAGAACGCTTGCAATCATGTCTGCAGTTACAGCGCCTCCGTGAACGTGGCGATACTTTTGAAGGATAGCTTCATTCTCCTTAAGGCTGTTAAATACATGCCTTGGAATGATAGCAATATTCGGGTCCATCCCGCAATTATCATGAATAGCTTCGCGAATTACGTCTACATCTCCAATGATGTTAGCTGAAGGATCGTCCCATTTTGTAGTCGGACTAGAATTAGGAACGCTTGCATCAGTTGCTAGTGCATGAGCCCTCTTCTCTTTATTGATCATAAGTGCGCGAACACCTCTTTGAACCTTTCCGCGATCTGCATCAATGTTTGCTTTGTAGATCTCACGTTGGCGATCATCGAGAGGAACTCTTACCCCGTAATCTTTGGTTGCGAACTTCTCTTCTCCTAGCTCAAGACTAAGGATAGGGTATGAACCGCCAGGAGCGCGTTCCTGAATGTCTGGAGCGTTGAGTAGATTCTCACGCTTCCACACTGGATACGTTCCTGCTCTTGTCGAAGTCTGGAATACAGGGAACAACTTGGTCCCTACATACTCCGCTTCATTAACCACAAACTCACCAGCTGCAGCCGTAAGTAATGGGTTGAAAGTTGCTTTTGAATTAACTGGCATTGTATTGTCTTTCTATTGTTAGATTGTTTGAGTTTTATCTAAGACTTCAATGATGTCTCCGGTTAGCCCATCTTCGAGAGCTTTACCTACTGACAAGTCACCAGCGGCGGCTACTTCAAATGTTCCACCAGCTACAACTTTCAGATTGTCTCCTCTGGTAATGTTTCCAGATAGCTTGACCTTGATGGAGCCGCCCTGTCCGAACAAGCGAACGGCGATTGATGTTCCTTCTAGTGTTCCTCGCTGACGAATAACGCCAATGGCAGAAGAGCCATCTACAGACAGAACTACGTTTGGATTTTCTGCTCCAAGGTCTACGGCGTAAGCCTCTCTATCTTGAAGGGCTAGCAACGTCTCTTCTGACGCATTATAAATTGGGGAATCGTTGTATTGGTAAGACATTATTTTGCTCCTGTTAGTGTTTCAGTGTATGCATCATAAAGATCAGGATTCTCTGTTGCCGCTAAGGTGAATGCTTCATTCTTGTTAGTAGCTCTTCCTGCTTGAATGAGGCTATCTGCAACTCTTTCTAGCGTTTCAGACTTGCTGGATCTATCACTGCGGCTTGCATTAACTACTTGTTTTTCAAGATTCTCATTAAGAACAGGCAAACGATCTAGTTGCTTGCTAGCAAAGGCATTGCCCGCTTTGATCTCTTGAATGAACTCTTCTTGAGTCTCTTCGTCGCTTCGTGCGATCTTACCAGCGGAGACAGCAGCTTCTACTTTAGCTTTAGCTACACTTTCGGCATGATTAGATGCTTCTACTTTGAGAGCTTTAATCTCTTCATCTTTAGATGAAAGCTTCTCTTTTAGCTTTGAGATCATGGCTTCAAACTCAGCCATTTTTTTCTTCATTTCTTCTTGGTCCATTTTATTTTTTAGTTTCGATTTATCTAAATTGTTAGAAGCGGCGATGCGCGGCATAGTTCGAAAGGCAGGATCATTAACGAGTGAGCCAAGAGCGCCGTATTCAGGGATTCCTACAATCTCCCCTTCTTCATCGACCAAAACCGTCGGCGAAAAATCAGTGTAATCCTTACCTTCTAGAGCCTTAATGCCTGCGCTAGACCATTTAACATCCACTTTGATTCCTTCATCTTCAACGAATGAGAATTTAATAGGCTCAGCTGAATTAGGGCCGGTCTCTGCATGATCAAAGTCAAATCGAGGGCGCCTGCCGTCGTTCCTTTTCGATAACTGCTCATTCAGCTTAGCAGCAAGCTTTTCACCCTTATCATTAGGAAGGGATACAGTGACAGTAGCAGGCTCTCCATCTCTTGTCGCATTGATCGTGTGTTCACCTTGAGGGATGAACACGATTTGATCAGGAATAGTGTTTTCACTTCCTAATGATCTAACAAGACCGCCTTCAATACGATACATGTATATGTTATCGCCTTAAATAGGCGTAAAAACAACAACATCGAAAGTATCCTATTTGATTAGATTAAGGATAGTCTTTTCCCCTGATTTTATAAGGGCTTCATTAGACGGAAGTATATTTTCATCGGCCTCATGCCGGGTTACTTTACGCAAAGTATACAATAAAGATCCGCCTTTTTTGGGCTTTATGTATTTAGCCTCTTTGTCTCCCCTTTTCGATTTGCGCTTTCGGGTGACCTCTTTGTC